TTTTTTCTCTTCTATACCATTCCCTAACTAATACGTCATTTGTGTTAAATGCAGCACAAGCAACATTTAAACACATCACTTTTACATAACAACCACCACCAGCAGCCATATCGTTATCTTCATTTGTAGAATTACCTAGTAGGTCAGGTGGTGGGGAACTTGTAGTAGAGTCATACCCAAAACTATCCGCACAACAAACTACATCCCTTTCAACACCAAATATATTAGTAGATGAACCACAATCATCATCACCCCAACTATAGTTATTAGAAGCATTCTGCATGTCTATATTAGGGTTAGTCCTACACATACAACTTTCACATTCTGGGTATTTTTTTTGTCTTAGGGTAAATAATACAAACCCCATAGGTATTCCAAATGTTAAGCACGATGGTTGACACTGATTGGTCCACGATAACTGACCACACATGGTGGGTGTGGGTGCAAAACTTAACATACTGGCAAGCCAACCCCAAGCATTTATTAAATAATAAACTAAACAAATAGCAGCAAAAATTATAAGAAATGGTATGAGTATTAAACCAAGTATAGACGCAATAAGACCAAACACTACGGATAACATTCTATAAATAATGTAAGTAAATAATAGAATAAACTGATTTAAAATTATTATACCCTTAAGTCTTTTTACAGCACTATTAACTGGGAAGAACATTGCTGAGGTTGAGCATTGTTGGTCTTGTTCTGGTAATATTTCTTTAATACCTAAAAATTGTCTTCTTCCCCAGTGTTTAACATGGTCATGAAATTGTGAATAAGTATAAACTCTATTAAAAGACATATCATAAAATAAATCTTTAGCTCCTGGTATTAAGTTTGTTTGAGCCCATGGGTGATAATCACTATATTCTAAAGAAAATGTATATGGGTCATAATACTTACTATTTCCCTCCCCATCTACTAAATCTTCTCCTATTTCAGGCCAATCACCATTTGTGTCTGTTACGGTTCCAAATTCTCTAATTTGTGGTACTAAATGTGACCCTCTTCTTCTTTGTCTCGCAGTACCGGAAGATTGTTCTGGTCTTACCCTAAATCTACACCTAGTTCTTGTCGCGACACCTTTCGATGGGTCATTAGACTTTACTAAATTACCAAACTCATCAGTAATTACGTGGTCTAGGTTCATCGGTAAGTGTACTAAGAACGAACCTGTTTCGTCTATTACTCTACCACCATCATCAAAATAAAATTTTTCCATTACTGGTACTTGTCCACCACCCATACCAGAACCATCATAAGGGTACGGTGGGAAAGCCTTTGGGTCATCTTTAAAAAATGGTGTGTACCTAATACAGTCTATTATACCTGGTTGTGTTATTAAACTACACAACTCACCCATATGTCTTTTTGGTCTACATCTTTTGTTTACGGAGTCTTTATCTGTATCTGTAGCTGTACTACCCATAAAAACAGATGTAGGTTGTATTTTAATTCCTGAATTTCCTAAATCAAAATCTACTCTAGTTATTGATGCACTACAAAACTCTTCATCACCCCAAAAAGGTCTAACGTCTATAGATTTTTGTTGACCTACAATTTGTGGTAGGTTATCTAAAGATGGGTCATCCCTAAATCTAGTTCCATCAAATTTAGAATCTGGAAATCCTAATTGTTTAAAGTCTTCTGGTAACATCGAGAAACATCCTATGTCACTCATATCAACATCCATAATAAGTGTTTGGTCACCAACTGGCACACCATATATCATAAAATCACCAGCCTCATTAGTTTTTACGGTAAATTTATAGTATTTGTCATAAACATACTGAATTTCTTGTTTATCTAAAACATCATCTATGGTTGGAAAAGTTCCTACGGGAACATGACAATCAAAATTTGGTTTGGAGCTGAGTAAGTTGTACCTTTTACCATCTGGTGTAGTATCGAAAGGTTGTGTGTATGGATATAGTAGTCTAACTACTTCATTTTGTTCATCTTCCACATCTATAGGTACAAATATAGAAACTTTAGCGTTTGGTATTCCGTACCCACCGTTTGACGTAACTCTACCTACAACCACACCAAAATCAGCACACATTCTTGTGTATACGTCATTTTGTGAAAGAGACAAACTTAATATTTCTAATAAGTCAAAATCTTGTTTTAAGTTGAAGCTAACTTTTTGGTCTTTACCAACCTGTGTCCTTACTCTAATAGATTTATGCATCTTTTAAATTAATATTAACCTTTTTAAGGTTTATGGTGTTTATAAAATAAATAGTTCCACCACTAAAATTAAAAGTAAGTTATGGTATAATATAGTAAAGTTTAAGAGAATGTGGGTTTAGTGTTCCTCTTGGTTCTAACTGCTATGTCTTTTTGAGGTGACATTATCTGTAATATTTCATCTGGTTGTGCAAAAATAGTGTCGTCTATTAGACCTATTTGTTTTGTTGTGTTGTTGATATATGGTTGGGTACTTACTGATTGAGAGTATGGGTCACCTACTTGGTTGTACACCCTAACGTCAACAATATTCGATACTCCTTCTTGGTTCATTATTTGTTTTCTTAGTTCACCTAAAGATAGGTCTTGTCCCATTTCTATTTTATCAGTTTTAAAATAATCACCAACAACCGTAATTACATTAGTTACAACTTCTGACTGATTTACATCATTAGCAATAATTAAATCTATTTCTAATCTAAGGTCAATTACTTTTGCTGACCCAACCATTATATAATCATTTATCATTCTATGATTAGAGAGATATGTAGATATATTATTTTTTAAAGTTGAACTTACATTAGATGTTAATGTACCTTCAGGTGTATAGGAAAGTACGTTTAATTTTATTTTGTTTTCTACTTCAGTTGCACTAGCTTTTGCTGGTGCCCCAAAAGATGAAGGCATTGTTCTTAATTGTGAAACATAATCATTTATAGTAACTGCTCTTTTTTGAGCTGCAAAATTAAATGAAATATAATTTCTAATTTCATCTTGACTCATTGGGTCCGCTCCTCCTATGGCTGAAGTAACATTATTTACCGCTAAACTGTTAATTACTGACTGATTGACTTGTTGACTGGGTCCAGCAACTACAAAATCAATTAACCCAACATTTCTTACTGAACCAGCACCTATATTAGATGATTTACCACCACCCACTCTATATTGTATAAATAAAGTATTATTTCCTTTTACTGTATCACCTAAGGCTATATTGTTCATAAATTTAGACATGTCTAACTTAACACCTTTAGAAGTAAATTCGTCTAAAAGGTCTTGTGATGTTTGGTTACCACCACCAAAAGTTAAGAAGAAAAAACCTTCTGGGGTGTATTCTGTAACAAATCTTTGTGGTGCTGTAACATACTTTCCTACTTTGATACCGACATTATCTGGTGGAGAAGATGGGTCTTCAATAAAGACTTCGTTTTGTGCTAATGCATCCACCTCATACCATTTATTTACTAATGGTGAAATAAATTCTGAAGAATTAGGTAAGGATTGGTACCCCACACCAGACTTTTGTATTATAGATGTAACAGATATAATATTTTTTTCTGGTAAAAATAACTTAAAAAATGGTTTATTATTACTGTCTAAAATTTCTTTTTTAAATATTTTAGTTGTTCCATTTACCAAAACCTCCCGTTTGGTGATTGTATAGTTAACTAAAATACCGTTAGCGTCAAAATTAGGTATTTTAGTTCTGTTTGGAATACCTTCTACACTATACGGTGATGAAAAGTCACAATCGTCTACTAACTCGAATATCTGACCACCACCATTAAATTGTGCCCCAGCTCTTAAAAGACCTAAATATTTAAAATCTTCTTTATCACCTAAAGCCGGTACAACTACAGATAAATCACCAACTGTTACAGAAGGTCTATTACCTGGCACTTTTAAACCATAAGTTCTAGCTAGATTATATAAAGAACTTCTTTCCTCAGCAAATTGTAACACTGTTTCTTGAAATGTTCTGTCTATCTGAAAGTTTAGATTATCTGCTACTGCCGCGTTTAAATCTAAAAATACTGAGTATATAGATGCGTCATTAGCATTTTGTATTAAATCTGGATAGTAGGTATTGGTTAATCTTAGTAACTCATTTCTTATCCCTAGAAAATCTCTTTCTGTGTATGCTATTTGTTTTTCCGCCATATTATAAATTAATTATTACAAAGTCCTTAGTTTGAAAAACGTTGTCCCCTGAGGTGTAGTCAATTCTTACTCTCATAGAATATTCTTTTTCACTAGAACCGACAAAACTAAAACTATTATCTTCCATATCTGGACTATTTATTTCTTGTTTTTCTTCTTGCCTAACATCTTCTGCTGTTTTTACTTCTATTTTAGTAATTACTAGATTAGGTATATACATATCTACCGCTTCTCTTATTTCTGTATCTATAGATGTCTTAGTTGCTGAATCCATAGGTTCAAAAATATACCTCATTAAATTTGTACCAAAATCAGGTAAAAAATAACGTGTGCCTTTTAAAGTCAGTATTAAGTGGATTAAATTAGAACGTACTTCACTATCAGGAGTTTTGTTAAGTCCTAAAAAAAACCCTTGTTGACTATCCGTAAATGGAAATGTTATACCGTATCTTTGGTTGGGCATGCTTTTTTATAATAAATACTTCAAAGATTGGTTTGGTGTGTATTAATTCCACCACCTTTTAAATCTTTGTTCATTTTTTGGTATTTTGGCCAATATGGGCAGTGTCTACAGCGACTACCACAACAACTACCTCTTTTTTTGTGATAGTTTTCTGTCATGACCATTGTACCACCTTCCCAATAAAAATCATCTTGTTGTAGTTTTGGTTTCACAAATTCTTTATAGTGTAGTTCTGTAATCCAATCGTCTCTTCTATTCATTTTTTACTTCTTTTATTTCTTCATTATGTCCACAGTGGGGACATATTATTAAAATAGGTAACTTTTTTTCATTTTCTGGTACATTATTAGAAAACAAATGGTAGTCAGCAATTGACCACCATTTATTACATTTACCACAATTAAAATGATATAATATTTCTTTACTTACCTTATGCCTCATCTAATTCTTTTTCTTCTTTTATAGATTTTAAATCAACATCTATTTCACAACTACCCCCAGCACACGCTAATTCACCAGTTAAATTTGTATTATCATCTAATTCAACAACCATACTTAAATTAACGTCTTGTAAAGATTCCATCATTTCTTCATACTTTTCTTCTGTAATATCTTCGAATGGAGCTTGAGTGTATGTTCCACCATTATATGGTAATACCGATAAACCGTTATAAGATTTTCTGTTTTCCCACATCCACTCACCAGCTGCGTCCCATTCATGTTCTCTTAATGAAATTGTAGCTGA